GTAAGGTTAGGTTGAGCATGATCACACCGCCTGCAACACAGTGAAGCCGGCGCCCGTCAAGGCGGTGTTCCAATCCAAACCGCCGTCGGCGCGCATGACGTCGACAAACTTGCCGTAGACGTCGGCGGCCGCGTCATAGCCTGCCGGCAGGTGTTCCGGCAGCTTGCGGGCGGCGCTGGCGCACGCGGCGGAGCGCTTGTCATAACCACCGCCGCCGGCAAAGCCTCGCACCATAGGCACGCCCAGCCAATGCACATAGCTATAGAGGCGGCCGGCGCCGTCGCGCGGATACTTGATGGCCACGGTGGCGACGCGCTCGCCGGCGTGCATAACGACGTAGGCGGAGACGTTCGAGAAGGCGGCGCGGTGTTGATCATAGATCATTGGATTGTTTCCCCTAGTTGCTTGTTAGTGTGGAAAGTATAGGGGGCATTATGCCCCCTGTCAAGAATTGTTTTAGGCAATCGCGCGGGCGACATTCCAAGGTGTTGCTTCCTTGACTGTGCGCATGGGCATGATGACTGCGAAGCAATCTTCACGGCCGGCAAACGTCACGCCATGCGGGCTTGTGTTGTCCCAAGCATGGATGCGGAAGGTAACGCCGGTCTTAGAACCAAGCGCGCGCGACATTTGGCCGAGATCATAGATGTAATCGGGGTTAAAATGCGCCGGTGTTTGATCCTCGCCAGGCTTGAAGCCGTCCATGGGCGGGATGACTGCTTTCCAATTCGGAAACGTGCCGTCTACCGGCGTGAACACAATGCCGCCCAATGTGTTGCCGTTTAGCTCGAGCGTTTCGGCGCGCTTTGGTGCCAGTTTGAGCGCGGCCTTGACCGTCTCGAGGGGGATAATGATATCCGCCGGCACGGCTTCGGTCAGCTTGGCACAAAAGAGCCGGTGCCCGTCCGTCGTGACCATATGGCCTGACGTGCTGAGATGCACGCCTTTGAGGTAGTAACGCGTTTCCTCAGTTGAGGCACAAAGCAGGGCGGCCTTGAGAAGATCGGTCGGAATAAGCATAGTTCAGTTTCCTTTGGTTGAGGTTAGGTTAGGTTAAGGTCTAGTGAACCGGCGCGCTAGGCGCCGGTCTATCTAGATCCTAACGATACCCTTTAGGCCATAGTGCGCGGTATACTCCACGCGCCACTCATTGCCGCCGGCCGTCCAAACGCGGATGACATTGCCGCGGGATTTTTTGGCGCGGATCGGCGCGCTGGTGCCGCGCTTGGCGAAATCGGCGCCGGCCAGGAAGGCGAGCCAAGCGTCGCTCGACCACAAGTAAGGGTTATCGATATCCGGTTCGCTGGCATTGTATCCCTCGATAAATTCGGTGGTGAGCATTGTCGTTTCTCCTCAGCGGGGGTTGATTATGTTGTTCTTGGCGAACACTTGGACCTTGCCGACAAACGGCTTGCGCCCCTTGATAACGCGGCACACGAGAGCATGGCCAATGTCCTCGAGGATTTCGACGCTGAAGGTCTGGCCGGCGCGGGTATCGAATGTCATTGTCGTTTTCCTCTTTCCGTGTTGCTATGTGGATAACCTAACAGGCATCCGGAAGCTTGTCAAACAATTCTTTTCATCTGAGCGTAAAGAATTATGTTGCAGCCATTCCGCGCTTGTGTTATGTTTTCCCCATAACGAAAGGAAACGTGAACAATGCACCCCAATATGAAAAAGCTGCTAGGCCTTAACGTCCGCCCGGTATTTCATGTCCAGACCTGGCCGACGCCGGTAGATATCCCGTACGTTCCCGCAACACCTAAGAAGGAAGGCAAGTAAGATGACTTACGAACAATACGAGCGTTGCGCCAATGAGATCGACGCTTGGGCAAAGGCGCAATATGACGCCGGCAAGCTGTCCGAGGATCAAATCGAGCGCCGCGTCGAGCGCATGTTCGACGAACTAGACGCCGCGTTTGCCGGTCCGCCGCCAGATCTGTATCAGTCGCGCGCCGACGTCGACGCCGATACGGACAACTATCCTGGCTGGCATGCCACGCAATCGGCGTTGCGGTATAACGATTGACGCCGATTTGTAAACGTGCTACGGCTTAAGCCGTAGTTAGTTAACCCCGCCCTAACACGGCGGGGTTCTTTTTTGGGTAGCTGTGGGGTACTGCGTGGGGTTATGTCGGAGAGGGCTAAAAGCTATACGCCATCGGCTTATGGGTAATATGGGTAGTCATTCTAGTTAAAAGGATGGATTGGTGTATATTAGTAAATGCTAATGTATAGCTGTATAGAAATCTAACGATTAACGAGCCTAAGTCTTTCCGTGGGGCATTGCCCATTTTGCCCATATTGCCCCACGCCCCTGCCCCCACGCCGATTGCCCTTGCATTCCGTACCAAATAGCGTTATGTGATATCTATCGCTTTTTACGGAGATAACCAATGCAGAAACTGCCCATATTGCCCATGGCCCATGTTGATGACCCGGCCGCAATCCGCGCCTGGGCCGTTGACGCTATCACGCAAAAGCAAATCACGCGGCGCCAATTCTCTGGCATTGTGCTGTTAGCTTCCCGTCACGTCCCGTGCTCCGTTGAGTTGCGCCAGCGCTCGCCTAAGAGCGTGCTGTATCTCTGGATCAATGGTCAGCTCGAGTATCGCATCGGCCAGCGTGCGGAGTTGTTCGGCGGCTATCCGCAACAAATTGTTTGACAGTCCCCTAGCCATGTGCTAGTGTCTAGTCATCGGAAGCAAAAAGGACCACGGCACATGACGCGCAACCACTAGCTGCACACCACAATCCCCAGTAGCATAGAACTATATTCCTAATTGCTGCCCGGCTGGCCGGCCGATTTTGGCCGATGGCCTCGGGGCAGGGGGGGGACAGGGCCCTGCGGCCCGCTGCTAGTGCTGTGGCCAGGGGTCAAGAACAAAATTTTTTTATTTTTTGACCCCAACGCCAACCAATGCTAACTTCCCCTGCATCCCTCAACTGGAGCGCATCATGCCCAAAGGAACAATCCGCAATCCCGGTTCCAAGAAACCTTTGCTTTCAGTTAAAACTCTTGGTGGGCAACGGCTACCGCTGCGCTCTAAAGAAGAACTAAAAGCGCGGACTAAAAATAGACGCCGCGAAGGTTTTATCGAAACAAAACCTGAATACAGCAAAAACCGCGCAGTCGCACGCGACGTCCGCGCCGACAAGTCTGTGATGACAAAAGCCCGGAAGACTATCCGCCCGGCTACGTCAGCCAAAAAAGGGGCTAAGTGACGTTTCAGTCCCTGCCATATGAGCCACGCAAGCTGGAAGCCACTGAGGCGCGTCTGGAGGCGATCTATCACGCCGCCAAGATGGGGCTGAAGGGCGACGCGCTGGCCTTGGCCGCAGGCATGCTGCCGGTTGAATACCGTCAGCTGACGCAGTTCGACCCCATCGCCAGCTATGCCGAGATGAAGGGGCGCGCCGACGGCGAGCAGGAGATGGCGACCACCATCTACACGGCGGCGCGTGAGGGCGACGCCAACGCGGCCATGAACATGCTGCGCTACAGCCACGGCTGGGTCGCCAAGCAGGCCGTCGAGGTGACCATCGACCAGAAGATCTCCATCACGGCGGCACTTGAAGAGGCGCAGCGCAGGGTCATCGACCTGGTCGCAACAGAAGTCGAACATGCAGACGCCACAGTACAGCGCTGAGGACGAGCAAGCGCTCATGGCGTCCCTGTGGACGCCCGCGCTCAAGAACGACCCGCTCAAGTTCGTGATGTGGCTGTTCCCGTGGGGGCAGAAGAACACGCCGCTGGAGCACTTCAGCGGGCCGCGCAGATGGCAGCGTGAGGTTCTCAGGACCATTGCGCAGCACATTCGGCGTAACAGAACCCCTGACGCCGTGCTCGACGCGCTGCGTGCTGCCGTGGCCTCGGGGCGGGGGATCGGGAAATCGGCCTTGGTCAGTTGGCTCATCTTGTGGATGCTGACCACTCGACTGGGCTCGAGCGTGATCGTTAGCGCCAACAGCGAGAGCCAGTTGCGCAACGTGACTTGGGGCGAGCTGACCAAATGGGCGACGATGGCCATCAACTCGCATTGGTGGGAGCCGTCGGCCACCAAACTCGTACCCGCCGCCTGGCTGACCACACTGGTCGAGCGTGACCTGCGCAAAGGCACGCGCTACTGGGGCGCCGAAGGGAAACTGTGGACCGAGGAGAACCCCGATGCCTACGCCGGGGTCCACAACCAAGACGGCATGATGGTCATCTTCGACGAGGCGAGCGGCATTCCGGACGGGATCTGGTCCGTGGCCGCGGGCTTCTTCACCGAACC